ATAATGATCAGGAGCAGGGATTCCAAATGATAATGAACTCTGTGGCTGACGAGATGAGTACTTGGCCTAGGTACGATGCTATATTGGCTAACATATATTTCAAGACTGACTACTCACTAAGAGATATATCAACCGGGTCAGGTATAAGCCTGACCTCAATCTTCAATTCCGTCAAGGGCTACAGGGCTAAGCTACAGGAGCGTTTGATGGAAGACTACGAGGACTACATTAATGGTGATTGGAATTTAATCGGTAAATATAAAAACAATGGAAAGTAACGAGTATTATGAGTCACTCGACAAGAGGACTAGAGAGTACAAAGAATGGAAGGCTAGACAGGAGGCCGCGCCAAGCGGACTAGGAGATGTCGTTGAGCAGATTACAGAAGCCACAGGTGTTAAGGCTGTGGTCAAGTTCATCGCAGGTGAAGACTGTGGATGTAACAAAAGAAAGCAAAAGCTAAACGAGATGTTTCCGTACAAGAAGCCTGAGTGCCTAACAGAGGACGAGTACAACTATTTGGTAGATGAAATGAGGGTAAGTAAGAACACCATCAATCAGACCACTCAGTTGAAGATGCTTAAGGTTTACAACAGGGTGTTCCACCAGAACAAGCAGGCTACTTCTTGTGGCCCTTGCTTCAAGGAAGTATACGATTCATTGAGAAAACTTATTGATGAGTATAACTAAAGGATGGGCAGAAAAGGATTTGTTTGATTGGCTCAAAGCCAATACATACCCTGACCTCGTAAAGGCCAACAACCCTATGTCAAGGTGGGATTGCTATTCGCCTGAGACCACACACAGGATAGAATTAAAATGTAGAAAGAAACACTATGAGACGCTTCTTATCGAACGTAAAAAATACGATTCAGTTATGGATAAATGTAGTAAGAATTTTGACGTTCCTGTCTACATCAATTCTACTCCGGAAGGTGTATATTTATTTAATCTTCTTTTGGTGGAAGTGGTCTGGGAGATTAACCACAGGAATCCGGCAACTACGGATTTCTCTAACACGAAAAGGGTTGCTAAGGAGGTAGCCTACTTATGTATAAACAACGCAGTTAAATTATTATGAAAGGAGCAAAACAAAGTAGAGTAGACGAGCTGTACTCAAGGGTAGAGGCTTTAGAGCAGATGGCACTAATGACGTTTGATATGGCTAACAAGACGCGTCACATAATGACGCGCATCGACAACTATCAGGAGGCATACGACAAGTACCTAGCTGATAAAGATAAAGTAATGGAAACTAAGGAAATTGATTTGACAGATGAGAAGTAGCGTTATGCACTATGAGAATGGGACGCAGGTCGATGTGATTGAGTTTGCGTCTATGTACTCCCTCTCCTTTAATAGAGGTAACATCGTTAAGTATGTAGTTAGAGCCGGTAGGAAGGATGACGAAGTGAAAGACCTAGAGAAGGCCTTGGATTATCTACAGCGAGAGATTGCTATCGTTAGAGCTAGGAGAGATGAGGAGGTTGAGAAGATAAAGAACAATGAAGTTATTGTCCAATATGTAAACCCATAACTATGCCACTACCTAAACCACTACCGGATCAGGGCCAACAGGAGTTCATTTCGGGGTGTATGGCTAATCCAAAGATGATTGGCGAATACCCTAGGGAAGACCAAAGGTTGGCAGTCTGTTACACTCAATGGAGAGACAGAAACAAAAAATAGGGTTCGCCCTATTTTTTTTTGATAAGACGTTTGGTAATTCAATATTTTGTGTATATTTGTTGAGAACTTTAAAACTAATCAACAAATGAGTGTACAAGAATGGGGATGGATAGATGATCCCGAACAAGAGGTAGAACACACCTGTAAGATGTGTGACGAGCCAATCAGCAAAGAAGGATATTGTTCAACAGAATGCTTTGAAGCAGATATAGACGATGAATAAGACAGAGCCAGACTACAAGGAAAAGTACGAGGAACTAGCCAACAGGATAGAGTTCTTTGCGGAGATAGTAACGCTGGTTGGTGTAGTATGTATCGCAGCGTTTTGTTTAAACCTAATCATTAGAAACCTTTAACCTAAAATAGAAATGAAAACACCAATGAAAGAGGTTTATGAAAACCTCAACTTAATGAGCGATTCAGATTTTAAAGCTTGGATGCTTAACACAGATCTGCTTCAGAAGGAGAAGCAAATGATTATTAATGCCCACAAAGATGGCAACTTCTGCTTTGACCATTTCAGAAACGTAGATATCGTAGAATGGTTTGCTGATGGATATTATAAAGATACGTTTTATGAAAACACCTTGTAGTAACCACGAAATGGACGAACCAACATTTGACGAACTAGCTTACTCAGTAAAGCTATGGGCAGAGTCAAGAGACCTAATCAAGAAGGAGAATATATCTAGGCAGATGCTGAAGGTAATGGAAGAGGTAGGAGAGACTGCTGCTTCAATAGCTAGAGGCAACAAGAGCCTGATTAAAGATGGCATAGGCGATAGCTTTGTCACGCTGATTATCTTATCTTGGCAGAACGGAATAGACCCAACAGAATGCCTTAGAGCAGCCTGGGAGGAGATAAAAGACCGCAAAGGAACAACAGAAAACGGAGTATTCATCAAACAACAAGACAATGATTAAACTACTTAACGGAGAACAATGGGAAGAGGCCGACATCCTCAAGCAGATGGAGGACGATTCCTTTTACTACGGACACTTAGGTAAGCACGCACTAAGTAGTTCATCGCTAAAGAAACTAGTGGACAGTCCTAAGGCTTACTACAAGTCGCTATTCCAAGATGCTACTGGACAAGCCTTACGAGATGGTCGGCTTATCCACCTACACGCACTAGAGCCACACAGGATAGCTGAGTTGCACATAGTAGAAGGCACTAAGGCAACGAAGGCCTTCAAGGACGCAGTTGCCGAAATAGGTGATCACTTAGTGTATACCAAGTCAGAAGTGGATAATGCATTCTATATTGCTAGAGCGTTACACGACTGCTCAGAAGCTAAGGAGTTACTTGACGATTGTAATTACGAGATGCCAGGAATAAAGATGGTAGATGGCATTGCCATAAGGGCAAAGGCCGATGGCATAAAAAAGAACGGTAAGACGATAATTGACGTCAAAAGCACAACAGACATCGCTAAGTTCCATTGGTCAGCACAAAACTTCTCTTACGACCTTCAAGCTGCGCTTTATATGCATATCTTTGGAGCTACCGAGTTCATTTTCTTGGTGGTCGATAAGGAAACTAAAGACGTTGGCATCTACGATTGTAGTGACGCATTTATAGCTAGAGGTTGGTCTAAGGTTCAATCCGGAATAACAAGCTACAAATGGTTCTTTCAGCAAAACGACCCAAAGGATTCATTAAGAAATTATGTGATACACGGATTGCTGTAATGGACACAAAGAGAATAATAGACCAATACTTTAAGATGGCTATCTTCGATTTAGAGAACGGAGAGTCTATTGATGACCTAAGGGACTTATTGTACGACTACGAGCGTAGAGAGCAATACGAAGCCTGTGAGGGAATCAAGAGAGCTATAGATCACTTTAGGTTTTGGTGTGTTATGGACGAAATAAAAACAAACGATTTAACAGACAAAATAAAAATATCATTCGAGAAAGATGAAGACAACAATTGAAGAGATTAGAAACTACGTTGAGGCTAAGACAGACTTGGACATCTCAAGAACAACAAGAAAAAGAAAGTATGTGGATGCAAGGGCATTATACTTCAAGCTATGCAGGGAGAACACAGATGCTTCGCTAGAGGAGATTGGTTCTCTAGTAGGTAGAGACTACTCTTCTGTAATACACTCCGTGAAGCATTGCTTTGACGCTGTGTATAAATACAACCCACTTATCAGAAACATATACGATGACTTCAAACCTATTCAGGTGGCTATTCCTGAGCGATTAACAAATGAAGAGATAAGTTCTTTGGTTGAGGAGAATAAAGCTCTTAAAGCGCGTCTAGAGTTCCTGGAGAAGGGTAACGGAAGAATGCTTGACTTGGTGGCTAAAGTTCCAGAGCAGGCATTGGATGACTTCTTTGTGAGAGCGTCAGCTATGGTTACTATGTTGCAGGCTGTCAAATACAGAGAGGCTGTAAAGGTTAGAGAACTTCAGGGAGCTGAGCTTTAATGGCCAAAAAGAAGTTTGAGTTCTTTCCTTATCCACACCATTACGAAGCAGCAAGTTGGTGTCAAGCAAATGGATACAAGGTGTACATAAAGCCAACACAAAGAAGTGGCGCGCCTTATAAAGTAGTCGTACAGTTTGGCTCGATGACCAAAGAGTCGGAGAGCCAATACGACACTATGGAAGAAGCAGGAGCTGCTGTATTCGAATTGAGAGTAAAGATAAAAGAAAAAGCAAATGAGCAGAAAACCAAAGAATCCGGTCAACGTAGCTAAGAACGATGGCCGTAGCAATAATGGCAAAGGTAAGCCAAACTCACAGGTAGTCAAGAGTAGACTTCAGTCTATGACTCCGGCTAAATTAACTCCGGCAAAGAAGGAGCAGATAAGTTCTTACGCATTGAAGGCGATGAAGAAGGTCTTCGGTTCAGAGGACGAAGCTTGGATGCATCTAGCAGAACAAGCGAAGGACTCCTTTGCACATATGAATCTATTGTGGCAGTACAGGTATGGTAAACCTGGTGAAGCTGCGAAGGAAGACAATACACCTAAGATTAACGCGCCTGTCATAAACTTCTACGCATCTCCGGATCAGATGAGCCAATTGGATAACGTCATAGATGTTACTCCTGAAGATGAAGATATGGAAGATATGGAAGATATGGCAAGCCTGCCAGAAGAGTAGTAATGGAACTTTGGGAACTTTGGGCAACTTGGGCAACCCTGCCCAAAGATGAGTAATGGAAGCATTGGAACTTTTGGTAACGCTTCCAAAACTTCCATAACAACCACACAAAAACAAAAGTGCTAACAATCAGTTACCTATGTGTAAAACAAGGTACGTTTGAAGCAAGAGATTAAGATCAATAGAAAGTACATCCCCCTTTGGAGTAGCCCTAGTAGGTACTTTGTAATTACAGGAGGTAGGGGTTCAGGTAAATCATACGGAGTTGCTATATTTTTATTGAACCTGACATACGAGGAAGGACACAAGGTTCTCTTCTCTCGATACACAATGATATCCGCACAGACATCTATCATTCCCGAGTTCATTGAGAAGATAGATATGATGGGTGTCGCAGACCAATTCCGGATAACCAAAGATGAGATTATAAACCTAACCACAGGTAGCTCCATCATCTTTAAGGGTATCAAGACATCCTCAGGCAACCAAACAGCAGCTCTGAAGTCTTTAAATGGGGTAACCACATTCGTATTGGACGAGGCCGAAGAGCTAGTAGAAGAAGATGTATTCGACAAGATAGATTTCTCCGTTAGAAGTCAGCTAAAGCAGAACAGGTGCGTTCTAATCCTAAACCCTACAACCAAGGAGCATTGGATATACCAGAGGTTCTTCCAGAACCGGGGGATTCCTGACGGATACAACGGTACAGACAACGATATCACGTTCATCCATACAGACTACCGAGACAACAAAGAAAACCTCTCTAAATCGTTCCTAGCGCAGGTATACGATATGAAGGCTAGGAGGCCTGATAAGTACGTCCACCAAATATTGGGTGGATGGTTAGCTAAAGCAGAGGGAACAATCATTCGCAATTGGAAGGTAGGAGATTATTTGGACACAGAACACAGTTGCTTCGGGCAAGACTTTGGGTTCTCTGTCGACCCTACTACACTAGTCAAGGTGTCTATAGATAAGCAGGCTAGAAAGATGTGGGTAAAAGAGGTCTACGGAAAGGCTAACCTAAGTACTTCAGACATAGCCAGGATGAACAAAGAGAACTGTGGTACAGATCTAATAATATGCGATAACGCAGAGCCGAGGCTCATCCAAGAGCTGAAGGCTCTAGACGTAAACATAAAGCCAACCATAAAGAAGAAGGGTAGTATCTTGAGTGGCATAGCCTTACTACAGGACTACGAGATAATAGTGGACAGGAACAGCCACGGAATCATTAGGGAGTTCAATAACTATGTGTGGCAGGAACGTAACGAGAAGCCAATAGATAAGTTCAATCACTTCGTTGATGCGATAAGATATTCTGTACAGCATTTAGTTCAGGGACAATCCTCTGGGAAATATGTTGTGAGGTAGTTTTCGTTTTCGGTTTTCTGTCCTCTTTTTTTTAGTACCCCCAGGAACTTTCCCTCTTTTTTTTATTACCCCCCACCGAAATTGGATTTTTGCTCCTCTTTTTTTTAGTACCCCCCTGTTTTTAGCCTCTTTTTTTTAGTACCCCCCTGTTTTTGGGGCTGATCCTCGCATTTTGACAGTACTATCCGGGTGATCCTCTCATTTTGGTGAGAGCATTATTTTTCACCTAAAAAAGTGTTAAAATTTTGGTAGTCTCGACTACTTTTCGTACATCGCGCGTCCGCGCTCGCCTGGGTGCGCCTGGGCGCGGGTATCCTTATTACTGATCCAGGCCGGGCCGACCTTGGCCAGGCCCTACAAAGGTGACCAGGTAACCGAAAAAAAAACGCAAAAAAAAAGATACTTTTGCTTGTGTGTGAATTATTTGTTTATATTTGTATAGAATTATCAACAAACCAAAACGCACTAACAATGAAAAAAGAAAACAAACTTAGCCAGGCGATCGACAAATATTTTATACCTGTTTGGATCGCTACTTTTGCCATATCAACCCTAGGCATATTAATTTGCCTAGCTATCAAATAACTAAACACCACCAGGAACAATGAAAATAAAACTCTACAGCACCGCCGAAATTTTGACCCTGAATGCACTTGCTACAATAGCAAAGCAAAAAGTTAACACCACTTTAGACCCACACACGTTCAAACTAATTAACGCTATTGTTTGGGACGTTTGCAAACAACTAGAAAATACCGACGAGCTAAAAAAACACGGAATTCAAATAAATAACTAATATGAAAAGAAATGTAATTTTTTACGCAATTACCGCGGCCGGGGACGAGATAAAATACGACCCGCGCCCACTTGTCAAGCCTGAGCGCAC